CGTACGTATCGGCGTGAGTACATGCGTGAGTGGCGGGCTAGTCTTAGTGAAGAGGAATACCAGCGACTTCTCGAACAAAAACGACGAAGTAGTCGTAAAAATGGACCGGCTCTATGGCGGGCTATGTCTGAAGAAAAACGTGAACGTCGTCGTATGTTGAAGCGTAAACGGCATGATCCGAGTGTTAGGAGAAATGGGCGGTTAAAATCAAAATTTGGAATTACGCTTGAGCAGTGGAATGAGTTGTTTGAGAAACAGGGAAAGTGTTGTGCGTTTTGTAAAACAACTGAACCAGGAAACAGGTACGGATGGCATACAGATCACTGCCATGAGCGTGGTCATATACGTTGGATTTTATGCCAACCATGCAATCTAATCCTTGGACATTGTAAGGAAAATATGGACCATCTTCGGATGGTTATCGCTGGGTTCGAAGTTAATTTCAAGCAAGGAGAGTGAGCATGACGACAGGCGCAACCGGACCCTCTGGGCCCGCCACCAAGACTTTTTACGTCAAGTCCCGCCGCACCAGCCCGATCCTTTACACTACCGTCGAGGCATCGACGCGCGATGACGCCATCCATCAGATGATCCTGTCCTGTCCGCCCGGTGACGAAATCGAGGTGCTGCAGGCCGAGGAAACGCCCTATGTCGAGATGGAAGGTATGACGGGTGCGTCCGGCACCACCGGCGGCACCGGGCCGACGGGTACCGCGCATCGTAAATGAGCGTAGCGATCGACACTTACGCCTTCCTTCGCGAGAAGGCAGGATCGCATATCTGCGTCAACGCGCATGGGGGTACCCGATGCGACATATGTTTTGGGCCTATCTCAATGAAATTGGTGTGGAACGGAATTGTTCGCAACGAAGAGAAGGTCATTCGCCGCTGCGTCGAGAGCCTGATGCCATGGATCGACGCGGCGATTATCGTCGATACGGGGTCGACGGATGCTACGATCGCGATCCTGGAGGAAATGTTTGTGATCGCCGGGAAACCGATTGAGATCCACCATGCCAGTTTCGAGAATTTCGAACAGGCGCGCAACGTAGCTCTGATGGAGGCGCGCAACAGCCTCAACATCAAATGGGATTATTTGATCCTGGTCGATGCCGACATGGAGTTGAAGGTCACCGATCCCGACTGGCTCAAGGGGCTTGATGCGACTTCCTACGACATGCGCCAGGTCGGCGGCAATCTGGGCTACCTCAACCGCCGCATGATAAGCCGCGATGCCGTCGGCTGGTATGTCGGCGTCACCCACGAATATCTCGACACCGGCCCGAGCCTGCCGTTGACCGGCGCGGAGTTCATCGATCACGCCGACGGGGCCAACCGACCCAACAAGGTCCAGCGCGATATCGATCTGCTTCAAAAAGCCCTGGTGACCGAAACCCAGTCCGGCATGATCGAGCGCTATACGTTCTATCTGGCCAATTCGTATTTCGAGGCGCGGCATCTGGCACTGGCCGAGCACCACTACCGCAAGCGGGTGGCGATGGGCGGGTTCGAGGAAGAAAGATGGAATTCGCAGTACCGGATCGCGCTGTGCCGCAAGCTGAATGACGACAATGACGGCTTCGTCGCCGAAATGCTCAAAGCCTACAACATGCGCCCCACCCGCGCCGAGAGCCTGCATCAATTGGCGCAGCACTATCGTGAGCGTAACGAACCGCACGCCAGCCTGCTGTTCTCCGAAGCCGGCATCAAGATCCACGGCTGCAGCGATGTGCTGTTCGTCAACGAGTACGCCTACGATTTCGGTTGCAAGGAAGAGTTCGCGATTTGCGCTTATTATGACCCCGCGCGCCGTCAGCGCGGTGCCGAAATGTGCGACAAAATTTCGTTATCGAAGCGCGCAGGCGAGTTTTCGAAAAATCAGGCGCGCACCAACCAGTACTGGTATTTGAAGACCCTGGTCGAACACGTTCCGTCGTTCGAGTTCACACGGATCCCGTTTACGCCGCCCGAAGGCTGGGCGGCGATGAACCCGTCGGTCATCAATCGCAGCGTCAATGGCGTAGATACGCCAATCGTATTGGTGCGAACCGTAAATTACGAGATTACGCCGGAGGGGGTATATGCAATACGGGGCACCGACGGTTCTTATAGCCGCGACAATCCTATTAGCACTCGTAATTATCTTTGCGTTCTGGATCACGGGCTGAATTTAAAAGCGGTTCGCGAACTGGCGCTGCCGACCAACTGGCCGGAGCCAAAATTCGATTTGGTGCGCGGGTTCGAGGACAGCCGTCTGTTCGAGTATGGCGGTATTCTCCATACGGTGTCGACGGTGCGCGAACTGACCGAAGAAGGCTGGTGCGAGCAGGTGCTGGCCCAGGTCAGCGAGCGCGGCTATTGCGACAACTGGCAGGTGATGCGCCCGGAAATTCGTCGACATGAAAAGAACTGGATGCCGTGGGCGGACGGCTGGCCGAAAACACCCGATGACAAGGTGTCGTTTGTCTACCGGTTGAACAGCCTGATCGACAGCGACGGACGGCAATTCACCGACCTTAAGTCGCTCTGGAGCCTGGATCATATCAGCGGCGGGTCGCAGGTGATTTATATCGGCGAAGGCCGCTGCCTGGCGCTGGTCCATGAGGCCAATCCCATTCCGGGCAGGCCAACCCGCTATTACAAGCATCGCTTTGTGATGTTCAATATGACCGGCGGGGTGATGGCGCTGTCGCTGCCGTTCGTGTTTCACGACAAGCAGATCGAGTTCGCCGCCGGCCTGGCTTATTTTCCGAAAAAGCGGCAGCTGATGGTGAGTTATGGCGTTCGGGATTGCGAAGCCTGGCTTGGAACCATGTCGCTTGACGACGTGGTGTCGTTTACCTGCGCGAGGTAACCGTGATTAGCGTGGTGACCGGCTTCGTGCCCATTTCCGACCATCCACGCTCCGCGGACGAATACTACATGCTGGGCCAGCGGTTGCTCGATCTTGACGTACCGATCATGTTTTCGCTCAACAAAATCGAGGATTGCTGGCTCTATAAATATCTGGATCACAGTAAATTAATTATTACGCATTCGGTTGCCGACAATCCGGCCAAGAACACGGTCGCCTACCACATCGTCCAGGCCCAGAAGACCGAGTGGCTGGCGAAAGCCGCGATGTCCAATCCCGGTGCCAAGGTGCTGGTCTGGATCGATTTCGGGATTTTCAGCCAGCCGACGGTGACCGGCAACCTTATCAGGGATTTTTTGGCGCGCGCCCGGTTCGAGCAGGAGATCGCCATTCCCGGTTGCTGGGAAAAAGATCGCCCCTATGACGACCGATTTCCGCACTGGCGGTTCTGTGGTGGTGTTATGGTGGTGCCCAGGCACTGGGTGGTGCCGTTTGACGACGCCATGAAGCGAGAGTGCATCGGCTGGATCCGGGAGACGGGCAATCTGTCGTGGGAAGTCAATACCCTGACCCGGGTCGAGCGGACGCGTCCCGACCTGCCGATCCGGCACTATCGGGCCGACCACGATTACACGATGTTCAGGAATTACACGCCGAAGGGAGGCTTGGATGACGCTATCCGTGATTAATGGCCCCGTCATTCACGCCGGACAGTCGTTGTCGGACCCCGTTAATTGCGGGGGCCTGTGGCTCTTGCGCACCGTCATGCCGGATGCCTGGACCAAAGCGCCGCTGACATTTCAGGTGTCGGTGGATGGTGTGGATTACAACGATCTGTACCGGATGCAGGATGCCGTTGGATCCTATGTCGGATACGAGGTGGTGGTCCCCGACGTCGCGGCGGGGGCTGTTTTTACGTCTCCGTCCGGCATTGGCGGTCCGGTCAACTGGATCAAATTACGATCGGGCACACGGAATATTCCTGTGGCCCAGGCCGCGGATCGCGCCTTTCGACTTGTGTTGGACAATAGCCGGGTGCCGGTGCCAGGCCCGGCGGGGCCCGCAGGTCCTTCCGGAGTACCTGGTTCTGATGGAGCACCTGGCCCGACCGGACCGACAGGAACGGTTGGTAAAGGCACCATTCTGGGCGATGACGCCGCGCCAGGGATGATCGGCGAGGTGATTTCCAACAGTAATTTTGGCGGGGTGGGTTTGACCACGAACGTGGCGATGAATGTCGCCCAGATCCAATTGACGCCTGGCGACTGGAATGTCGGCGGCGTGGTGATTTTCACGCCAACCAGCACTGGTCCCAATGCGGTTATCGCGGCACTCAGTCAGACCGCGGCGGCGCTGCCGTCCGACAACGATGTCGCGACCGGCAAGGGGATTATGCAGCAGATCTGGGCGTCCTCGATGCCATCGGGGAAAACCCAGACCACGCCGACCAGCCTGATCCGCGTCAACACCAATGCGGCAAAACCGATTTATCTGGTGGCGTTGGCGACATTTGGCGGTGGCAGTGTTAGCGTAACGGGGTATATTTCGGCACGGCGTATTCGCTAATTCACAGGAGGTTATTTCCATGGTCGCACCGAAAACCACCAAGGAAGCCCAGCACAACGTCGAATTCGCCGAAGGCGGCGACACCCCGATGTTCGGCCCGCAGGCCGCGGAGCCGATGAAGCCCGGCACCACGCGCGACAAGTCGGGACAGGACAGCGCCCCCGGTGCCAAATTCGCCAAGGGTGGATCGACCAAGATGTTCGGCTTTACGCCGGCGGCCGAAGCCAAGTCCGGCATTACGAGCGCCCGCTGATGGCGCGGGCCTCGCGAATGCCGCCTCTGGCTCCGCCGGAGCCGAAAATGCCTGACCCCAACAAGGCGGTCACCAAGCCGCCGCGGCTGAAGCCGATCAGCACGCGTGTCTACGGCAAGGGCGGAACGCCGATTTCGAGCGCGCCCGACATGGGGATCCGGGGGGCCGGGATCGGCTATGGAGGGTTTAAAAATGGTGTTTAAGAAGGACTTGACCCCGATCGGCGGTCGGCGCGGGCGGGTCGACACCTATAAAGGCAAGGGTGCGACCGAGCAGCGGACCGCGCCGCGCGAGCAGGAGAGCCTGACCAGCGCCAGTCCGATGGACCGCCTGGCCAACCGTTACCCGGCGGCACCGCAGCCGTCGCCGAATGCACCACCGCCACCGCCACCGCCAGGCGGCAGTATCGGTCCGTCGCCGACCGCCGCCATGCCGCCGAGACCGCTTGTCGAATGAGTTTGAGTACCAAGGATCTGTCGGATCGAGGCCGGTTTTTGCGAAACGCGGCTCCACGGGAATTCGACGGGTTCTGTCAGGCATTCGAAAAATACACCGATACCGTGGTTTACGGCGTACTCAGCGCTGACGGTGAGCGGGAATTGCTGCGGGTGCAGGGTCACGCCCAGCAATGTACGAAAATAATGCAGGTGTTGGAGGAAATAAAAAATGGTTGAGGTTGTCGTCAATCAAAAACCGATGCCGCAAAATCCGATCGACCCCAACGTCGTTATCCCCGAAAGTGTAAAAAGACGCGCCGCCGCGGTCGACGCGTTTTACGCCGAGCAGAGTAAAAAAGCTGCCGAAAATGGCGCGCAGGTAGCCCCAAGCCCGCCTGTATCGCCAGTGCCGGAGCAACTTCCGCTGCCCATGGAAATGGCTCCGGCGGCACAGGTGTCGGGTGACGTACCCCCTAGCCCGGCACCTGTGCCTGAAGACGAGAATTCGCTGACCTGGAAGCACCAGGCTTTGACCTGGCAGGGGCGATACAACGCCACCCAGAAGACGATCGCCGAAATGCAGGAGCAGATGAACCAGCTGGGCGGCGAATTAATTCGCGCCCAGCAAATAACGAGCCGTCCGGAAATTCCGTCATCGGTCCAGCCGGCCATCACCCAGAATTACCTGACCGAAAAAGACGTGCAGGAATACGGCACCGATCTGGTCGACTTTACCCAGCGCGCGGCGGTGCAGGCGGTGGCACCGCATCTGCAGGCCATTACCCAGCAGAACGCGTATCTCCAGGAACGGCTGGCGAAGGAAGCACGGCGCGGGCTCGACCAGCGGGTGGAATTGGCGGTGCCGAATTATCGGGAAATCGATCGCAACCCACGCTGGCATCGCTGGCTGCTTGGGGTTGACGTTTTATCCGGTCGTGTTAGACAGACATTGTTGAACGAGGCCATATCCAGCAGCGTTAGACAAACACTCCTGAACGAGGCTATCGCTGCAGCCGAGGCTCCACGCGTAATCTCGTTTTTTAGAGGGTTCCTGCAAGAGGAACAGGCCACAGGTCACCTTGAGCCAGCGTTGAATTCCCAGCAGCCAGCGGCTCCTAGGGAAGCAGCGATCCCCCTGGCATCATTGGCGGCTCCTGGCAGGGCGAGGCCGGCAGGTGGAGGCGATACCTCTTTGCCGCCCGAGAAGCCTGTTTATACGCGCACCCAACTTCGTCAGCTGTACGAAATGCATCGCCGTGGAGCGTATGCCGGTCGTGAAGCTGAATGGGCCCGACTGGATGCCGACATCATTGCGGCGGGTCGGGAAGGGCGCGTCCTTCACCAGTAACCCGGGGGTCGCCAAACAACATGTAGTGGGCCCCCTAGCAACAGGGGCTACCCATGGCCATTCCGACTACCGGTTTTCCTATTGCGGGTTCGGCTACGCTTCCGCCGCTTACGCCCGTCGGCTCGACCGCGAACACCCTTCAGGCCACCAGCTTCATCCCCGAGATCTGGTCCGCCAAATTGGTGGAAAAGTTCTATGCTTCCACGGTGTTATCGGCGATTTCCAACACCGATTATGAGGGCGAAATTCAAAATCAGGGCGATCGCGTCAAGATCCGCACCAAGCCCACCATCACCATTCGTGACTACAAGGCCGACGGTCTGCTTGGCCTCGACCGCCCGTCCGGCGGCTCCGTGGAATTGTATATCGGCAACGGCAAATATTTCTCACTGATCCTCGACGACGTGATGGAGGTCCAGAGCGACCTCAATCTGCTCTCGATGTGGAGCGACGACGCCGCCCAGCAACTCAAGATCACGATCGACCGTGACGTCTTGGGAAGCATTGTTGGTGCCGCGGCGACCCTCAATAAGGGCGATCTTGCCGGCGCACTAAGCGGCAATATCAATCTCGGCAAGAAGGGCACGCCGATCGTGACCGTGGGCCGCCAGGCTAACCCGGTGGTCGCGGGACAAGTCGAAATCATCGACGTCCTGCTCCGTCTCGGCCAGGTGCTGGACGAACAGAACATCCCGGAGGAAGGGCGCTGGTGCGTCATGTCCGCTGGTGCCGGACGCTCGATCAAGCAGAGCGAGCTTCGCCAGGCCTATCTGTCGGGTGATCCAGTGTCGATGCTGCGCAACGGCCGGCTGGGCATGGTCGATCGGTTCACGATCTACATCTCCAACCTGCTGCCGAATTCGACGTCGGACTCGACCAACTTCGCTGCCGGCGAACAGCCGATCTTCGCAGGACACGCGCACGCGATCACGTTTGCCAGTCAGATTTCCAAAGTAGAAACGATGAGGTCGGAGCTTACGTTTGGTCAGATCCTGCGTGGCCTCCAGGTGTATGGATTTCAAGTTTTGGATAACACTGCGCTTGCTCAGGCCCAGATCACGCTGGCCTAACGTCAAACATCGGAGGCGTTATCGCCTCCGGTTTAATTTGGTGTCTTGAGGTCTCCGACCTTGGGGAGAGCGTATGGCCACGTCCCCGTCGTATTACGGCAACTATAGCGACCAGGATCAGCCGACCCTTAGCACGGTGGCGAATTACATCGACGATGCGCGCACCCTGCTGCAGGATCTGGTGCCGGATTATCGCTACGACGATCCTTCATTGCTGCGCGCCTTAAATCTGACCTTGCTGGAGGCGCGGCGGATCCGGGCGGATCTGTTCGTCTATTTTCTGGATGTTCGCGGCCAGGTCCAGGCTTTTACCGAAGTCGACGACACCGTGGTCAATATCGAGCCGCCGTTCCGGCTGGCGATCCTGCATGGTCTGGTCGGGCATGCGCTGGAGCGC